AGTGCTACAATTCAACAAACCTTCCATCCATTGTCGGTGGTCCAGGTGCAGCCACGTCATCTTCTTATGGCGTCCTGCTTGCTGGTCATCAAGCCGCTGTCGCTACTGCCAACCAAATCAACAAAACAGAGTCATATCGTGACCCTGATAGCTTCGCAGACATAGTGCGCGGCATGAACATGTACGGACGGAAGATTCTTCGCCCAGAGGCGCTGACTCGTGCCATCTACCGTATCATATAAAGGGGATATAAAATGGCTACTGTTAATGTTGCATTAAACCCGAATGCTACTACGCATTCATCTCGACACGGCAAAACCCGTATGCCCTACCTCGTTGAGGCATACGTAGACATGGCGGTTGTCACTACTAAAAAAGGTGGTGCTATCGCAGCTGCGGATGTTATCCAATGTATTACAGTGCCAGCGCAAACTGCACTGCTATACGGTGGACTAGAAGTTATCACAGCTACAGACGCTGGTGCTGCTGACCTAACCCTTGATTGGGGATACGGTGGCGATGATGATTTATTCGTTGTTGCTATGGACTGCGATAGTGGTTCAGCAGCTGGATCAGTGAGTGCTGGTGCTGCTACTAACTTTGCTGGCCTAGCCGTTACTACTGCACAGGATACCTTAGACTTAGTAACAGCTGGTACTGGTGTAGACGTAACCACAGGTTTGATCAGATGTTGGGCCTTGGTTATGGATATCTCAGATCATTCAAATGACATCCCAGCGGCAGATCGTGATTATTTGTCCTAGTTAAGAATTGTGGGAAGTTGAGAAATCTTCTTCCCACATTTTCTATTACTTTTCCATTTGAAGAGCTTGGTAATGAGAACTCTTTATGACTTACAATTTTCTAAGTTTGACCAACGAACTTCTTACGAGGTTAAACGAACCTGTCCTTACATCAACAACCTTTGCAGGTTCTCGTGGTATCCAAACCCAAGCTAAGAGTGCCGTTAACTCATCCATACGTCACGTCAACCAATCTGAGTTCTCATGGCCTTTCAATCATACAACGGCCTCTGTTACAGTATCTCCAGGAAAAACTAGGTATACTGCTCCCGCATCATTTAAAACTATAGCATACAACACATTCCGCATACGTAATGACGGGGATGGTAATGAAGCTCGTAAATTAAACAAGATAGACTACAACGATTATATTACTAAATTCTTCTTTCAAGAAGATAATGCAAAAGTAACTCTCCTCAGTAGCGCAGTTAGTAATAGCGTAACAACTGTTCCCGTGGATAGTACCGCTGGTTTCAGTGCCACTGGTGATATCCAAATAGAAGATGAGGTCATTACCTACACAGGCGTATCATCAACTTCATTCACTGGTTGCACTCGTGCAGCAAGTTCTACTTCAGCTGTCACTCATGTAGACAACTCTGTAGTTTCTCAGTTCTCAGGTGGGGGGACACCAACAAACGTATTTCGCACCCCCGATAATAATTATGGGTTCTATCCCTTCCCGAACAAAACTTATCTAATAGATTTTGAATACTATAATCAGCCTACAGACCTGTCTGGACATGGTGATGTTCCCACTGTCCCTGAAGCTTACCTGAGCGTGGTCGTAGATGGTGCTATGTATTACCTCTATCAGTACAGACAGGATAATCAGACAGCTGCTATTTCTCTAGATAGATTTGAGAAGGGTGTTAAGAACATGCGTACCCTACTGATTAACAATTACGATTACCTTCGATCACATTATAACCCTCGCGCACATGGCTCAGGCAACATGGCAAGTAGGTATAATTTCTAATGGCAGAGATTGTACCCTTTGTATTTTCTCTATCAGGTGGCCTAGTCCTAAATAAATCAAGCTTTGAGATTAACCCAGGGGCTGCTGTTGAGTTGCAGAATTTTGAACCTTCGATACGAGGGGGGTATCGCCGCATCAATGGCTATGTAAAATTCAATTCTACATTAGTTCCATTTACAGGATCGGCAGCAGAGAAAGTTTTAATGTCTGCTATATTTGGTAATAAAATTATAGCTGCTCGTGGTGAGAAAATATTTACTGGAGGAAAAACAGGTGTATGGACACAGATAGATACAGGTCGAACAGGTGCTAAACGATATAGTTTTGAACGCTTTAATTTTAACGGGACAGACAAGATTGTATTTGCAGATGGTGCTAATCACGCTAGTACATGGGACGGCACTAATCTCGTAGATTTAAATGGGGCATCAGGCAGTGGGGCAGGGACTGCACCCTCTGCTCCTCAACACATAACCATATTTAAAGACCACATATTCTTCGCAGACTCTACTACAAACACAGTTACATTTAGTGCACCTTTTTCTGAAAATGATTTCACTTCAAACAATGGGTCAGGGACTATCAAGATTGATAGCACCATTGTTGGAATGAAAGTTTTCCGTGAAGAGTTATACATTTTTGGTGAAACTAGGATATTTAAGTTAACAGGAAGTTCACTTTCTAACTTTGCCATGCAGCCTGTAGCGAGAAGCATTGGGTGTGTTAGCGGATTTACCATTCAGGAATTTGCAGGTGACCTAGTTTACCTTGGGCCTGATGGATTGAGAACTATTGCTGGTACATCCAGAATTGGTGACGTTGAACTTGGAACTATTAGTCAAGCAGTACGCCCACTTTTTGCTGAGCAGCCAGACCCTGAGCTATTTGAATCTTTAGTCATACCGTCAAAGACACAATATCGAATATTCTTTTGTAATGATGGTAGATTAGAGCGCGAAACTAAAGGGATCGTATGTGTCCTCAAGGGTGAGGGGTATGAGTTTTCCGAGTTAAGGGGAATCAAACCTTCTTCTACCGACACAGACAGGTTGTCAGGGATAGAGACAGTCATACACGGTGGGTATGATGGTTTTATATACCAGCAAGAAAAAGGTAATAGTTTTGATGGTTCTGAAATTGAAGGAACATTTCGATCTCCTGATTTAATGATGGGGGATGCAGGTCTGCACAAATCCTTTACTCACCTACTTATTAACTATTCGCCAGAGTCTGTGGTCAACGCAACAATAGCTTTAAAGTACGACTACTCTGTAGACACAGCAGTTAACCCCGCACCTTACCCGCTATCCGTATCAAGTCTTGTTTCAGTTTATGGAACCCAAGTTTATGGAACTGGGATTTATGGTGGAGCAAGTGATCCTGTTTTGAGACAGCCTATTGAAGGCTCAGGTAATGCAGTAGCGATAAGAATAGTAGATGACGGGACAACCTCTAGTCCATATACGATGCGAGGTTTCCAATTGGAGTTCAGCGCAGGAACACGACGATAAAAGGATAAGACAATGGTAGGTTACGTACTACAGAAAAAACTTAGCATGAATGAACTAAAGAAAGTCTATGCAGCATTTAGACCTTCTACTGGGCATACCCATGATGGAACTACAGATGGGGATGGTGCAGAGGTCAGTCACCAAACTGCAATTAATACAGGAACACCAGGGGCCAATGTAACGGCTGTTACCTATGGAACAGGTATTAACAACACCGTTGTACTTACACTCACCAACATAGCTCTAACGGTTGGTCACAGTGCTGACTTGGGTGTTGGTTCTTTAATTTGGACTGCGCCAGCAGGTAACATAACAATAAAGAATGCCTACATCCAGGTGAACTTGAGTGGTGTTTCGACAACAAACGACACCCCAGAAGTTGGACTTGGAACAGTCATTGCTTCTGGTGCTGTTACTGCATTAAACGGCACAGCCACTTTTGAGAATATCCTTACAGGAACTGCTGCACCTGATACCAACGGTACAGATGAGATCTCTCAAGTAGGCACTGTCTTAAACATACTTACAGGCGCTGCACACACGGTGCACTTGAACTATGCAGATGGCTGGGCAGCTAACGCAGATAAGATAGCAGCTGTGAACGGAACTGTTGTTCTCGAATACCGTTACAATGCTGCTTAATATAGGAAAATAAAATGGCGGGTTACACACGGCAAGAGAGTTTTACCACTGGCGATATCATACAATCTGATGATACGAACAATGAGTTTGACCAGATCCTCGCAGCATTTTCTTCATCATCTGGACACAAGCATGATGGGACAGCAGCTGAGGGGCCAGTGCTTCCTCTAATTGGTGATGCAGGTAGCTCTACCCCTTTAAACAAAGTCCTCATTGATTCCTCAAATGATTTTATTGAGTTCTTTGTAGATGTATCTGGAACATCTACTCAGCAAGCGTTTATATCTGATGGCGCGATACTGCCAACTACAACTAACGATATCAACTTGGGTGGTGCATCTAATGCTTTCAAAAGCCTATTCTTAACCACATCAATTGTTTCAGCTGGTGGTATAATTCTTGATGCAGGTACAGCAGCTACTGGAATAAGCTATACAGATAGTGGCACTGAGCTTCTACGCTTCCACAACAGTGGAAGTAACGTAATCGTTGAATCTAAAGTATCCGATAAAGATATTATCTTCAAAGGTAATGACGGGGGATCTGTTGTTACAGCACTGACTATCGACATGTCTGATGCAGGTCGTGTGATAGCTGGTGGCAACATGACTGTAACAGGGGATCTAACTGTTTCAGGCGATGATTTCTTCATGGCTACTAACACGGCAGGGCATCTCTTAGTAGGGGATGGAACTAACTATACCCCCGTTGCTGTATCTGGTGATGCAACATTAGCAGCTTCAGGTGCTGTTGCCATAGCGGCTGATGCAGTTACTTATGCAAAGATGCAAAACCTTGCAACTGCCAATAGGGTCTTAGGCTCAACTTCAACTGGTTTAATTGGTGAGACACAAATAGTTGCGGCGATGATGGCAGCAAACTCTGTTGACTCAGATCAGTATGTAGACGGCTCTATTGATAACGCACACTTA